CCGAGGACGACCGTGTCACCACGTCACGCTCCCGAGGACGTAAATCCGATCTAACCCCGGTCAAATACCGCATCGTAGTCGAGGAAATGCGGAAAGGCACCCCTCTTGTCGCAATCGCCGCACTGATCGGCAAACCGCCTTCGCAGATCTGCCGCTGGCTTGAATACGGCGAACGCGACTACGAAGCGACTTGCACCGAATTCGACACACTAGATCACGAAACCACAGACGAAGCCTTCAATGCCGCTCTAACCTACTACGCGAAATTCTTCGTCGATGTGATTCATGCCGCCGCCGAACTCGAATCCGAACTCAATAGAAACTTTCTAGAAAAGGCAACCCGCGACAACGAAGAGCGCACGGCCATCTATAAAGAACAAGTTATCACACATGCGGACGGCACCTTCTCCATTATCAAAGTACTAGACAAGGAAATCATAACTACATCGAAAAATAATGACTGGCGCGGCACGGCCGAATATCTTCGCCGTAGATTTCCGAAGCGCTGGAACGTTGCAAACCGCGGCGCGATCGAAACAGATGGAGACGAATCGAATGGCGAGACGACCAATACTGTCTCTTACCTTTTCGGTGTGTCGCCTGCGCCATCTTCTACATCGCGGTCGTCTACGTCTTCGCCCATCTCGATAGAACAGCTTCCTATCTTTCTGCGTAAACTCATCCTCGTTTACGTTTCCGGATCGCGAATTAGCGAAGATTTAGAGTCGCGACTAACTGACGAATTAGATAATATCGATTTCGACGTGTTGGACATTACGACGTGATACAGGACATAAAGAACGAAAAAATGCCAATTACAAGTTCAGTTGTTAATACGTCAAATCTTGTACATCCTCCCTTCGACTCGGCGCATCGTGCCAGGATGAAAGGTCGGATGTTGGCGCTTACGTCATCTAATGTGTCACCGTTATCTAATGTCGCACGTGGACAAGCACCGGAGATTATAAAATCGGCCGAGTTGTCTGATATTTCTGATGGCAATGCAACGTCTTCCTTTGTTATCACGCCGCGGTTTACCAATCTTCGCCCGCCATCCTCACTTTCGCTCTCGTCGAATATAAACCTTCCCACACCACTACAATCAACCTTTAACCTAGTCGACGAACTAGAGCTAAACCGCGAAAGATACTACGCCCACACATCAGATTCACCTGCTGTCACCATCAAGAACTACCCTATTGCTATAATGGCCTCTATCGAGAACTTATGTCGTCTGGTGCTACGATACAAGGCCGGCATTACAATAGGCTCAGCGGCGTGTATCGCTGGCGGATTAAGTACGATCTATGCTAACGAACACGTACAGTCGTTATTAGGGTTGCGGTCGCGATTCGGTACCATCCGCGATTTGTCCGGCGATCCCGAGATACACACTCTAATCGCAACATGGTTCAAGCAATTCGAGCTTGACTTGCCCTGGGGCGAGGGTCACTATCGATTGACGGTTCCTTTACCACTAGGCGTATATACTCCGCTGGCGGATTTAGCTTTCGAGCTGGGAGTGTCGAATCCGACGCTTGCGAAGGTTTGTATGATGGTTACGTTGTGCGCGCAGACTGAAGTGCTGGATGGTTATCGCGAGTCGATGGGTGCTTACGTCGCCTCCTTCTGGCATCGTGCATGGATTCGCGCCGAGGGGACCAGGTGTTTACTAGAACGATTCGGACTCTAAGTATTCCTCGTAAATCCACAACCACGACTCTCCATTCCGTATTTGTCTGACGTGCTGCATGCTAATATCAAATCTCAACGACAGATCGTAATGAGAATCGGAAGATCTTAAAATATAACGTACATCGTCTTCTGTCAGTTTGGACCATGGGGATTTCTGTTTCCGTCTTTTCATTCTATCCTGCGCTGCGATCTTAGCAGTACCGAGATAAAGATGTTCAGGGTTGCAACATAGCAAAAAAGCGCACGTATGCAAAACACACATCTTTCTTGGTATGTCTCCATTCACGATCTGCCACATGTATCTGTGAGCTAGATATGTTCGCTTACCATCGTAATAGATGCCGTATTCGACTCCAGTTGTTCGACTACCTTTCCACATCCAACAGGCGTTTTCGATTATTTCGACCTGTTCCCAGAAAAACGACGAATCTCGCGGCTTTCCCATGGCAAAATGAAGCCTATCAGATTCTAAGACACCAGTCAAGGGGTGTATGATAAAACCTTCAGTCATCCATTATGAGACACCAGTCACCCCCTTATAATCACCAGTAAAACGGGGCTGAAAGTCTGAAAGCTAGTGAAACCCTATTAAGATAAAAGAGCAGGGCATGAGCAGCGAAGCAGGCAGACGTGAAAGTCCACACGAGATAATGGCATTTGAAAAGCCCTAACCGTTACCAGACTTTCAGAAATTCCATTTGATATCCAGACTTTCAGCCTTAGGCCTTCGACTGCTTTGTCTACCATTTGTAAATCGATGAACATTATCAAACCGCTTGACACGGTGGGGCATTCGCTGATATAGTTTGACGGTTGATGGAGGATAGGTCGGCTTCGTTTTTAAAGCCGGAATGGGGCCGACCTCTTTTTATGGGCAGCACAAACAAACGAGAACTGTGTCTGGCGGCCCACAAAATGAAAACCCGCTCTACTTTCATTCCAATGCGTAAAACATCTGTCCAACTCGACCCCGAGCAAATCAACCGTGCTCGTTCTCTATATCCGACGATGACGATTTCGGAAATCGCACGGATGGCGATCGACTATGTAGTAGAGACGAAACCGAAACCGATGCCGCCGCGGTTCGCCAAGGCGTGTGACTATTCAGGCTGCAGTCGCCTTACACTCAACGGCGCTGAATACTGCGATGTCCACGCGATGCACGAAAACGATCGTTCGTGAGTCAACAAACACACAGAACACAACCCTAAGGAGCAACATCTCATGTCCAACGTCAAGACTTTCGGACACTTTCTCTATGAATCAGGCGCCCGCGGTACCAAGGGACGTTACAACCCAGACAGCAAGATCACGCCATCATGCCCCGTGGTCGACGGTTGGGAGCGCGGAACCTTCAATCCTGACGGAGTTACCTTCAAGGATCGCTACGGGTTCTCGTTGGAAGAGACGAATGGTTCTCCCGTTGGTGAGTCGATCGGTGCAACGGGCGCGTTTGCGGACATCGTGCACGATCTGTCAAACCCATTCATGATTCTCGACAATCAGCATTACGTGGTCTCGACGTATTGGGACGTCCTCGATGCTCGCTATGTGATGGTGGGAGAGCAGACGGCTTACGCTATTCTCATTCTCCCCATCATCCAACGCGTTATTGGTGCTGGTGGTGGACACGAAAACGAAAAGCCTGATCCGTGTGCTTCTGTGCGTGCGTTGCTTACGGCCACTAAGGGAGAGTTGGACGTCGTGACCGCGCGACTCACACACATTCAGGACATCGTTGACGATCTATCCGTCCCTGCTCGCGGTGGTGGTGTTGCCTGGAATGCCGTGCGCAAGATCAAGGAAGTTTTCGGCTAGATCTATAACAAAAACGCCTCCTTAGCTCAACTGGATAGAGCACTTGACTACGAATCAAAAGGTTGCAGCAGGAGGCATGCCTTCCCTACGAACCATGCGCCTCAACATCTGGCGCGCTTTGATCTGCGCATCCGACAGCGAAATCATAGAGGGAATGTCGTTCTATCACGGTGCGCATGGTTTGTGTCGTTTTTTCTCGACTGCCCTGACTGGTGGAATCCTGTCGCCGCAACAGATCGCAGGCATATACGCTGCCCTATCTCCTCTAAATGGCTGGGAAACGAACGTCTCCAACGTTGTCGATGTCATTCGATACGTTACGACGGGTGTGCCTTACCTAGGTGTCAACACGCCAACACCTAACGAGAAGAAAGCACTATGCATCGCATGCGGCGAAGATGTCGAATCCATAATCCCGCCTCATACGAAAGTTTATTCCTTTTATCGTTCGATCGCTGATCCCAACGATACCTCCTACATCCCCGTCGATAGACATCTGATTTGCTTGGCACTTTGCTATAAGCTCGGCTCGAATGTTGCCTTGTCCAAGATCGTCAGCGATCGACAACTTCTACAACGCATCGAGTCGGTTTATCGAGATCTCGGACGACGCGAAAATCTCGGCAACCGACTGGCTTCCATCGCTTGGTTCGTACAACGTCGGCTCGAAGGGGGCCAGAGTCTCATACCGCACACAGACTCGCCGTTCTGTTGTGGCAGACCGATGCAATCACAAGGGCAGAAACCAAGGCGTTTTCTCTGTGGTGTGTGTGGTCGATCGAAACGAATCCCTCTCGATATAGCGAATCAGATCAAGCCTCGACGGTATAAGCGCGCACCTGTCGATCACATTGATGGTTTTCCCGTTTACTTCCGCTCAGATTCACGGTGTGGTGGAAGCAGAAAGATCATCTACCTAGGCAAAAAGCATCCGCTTGCGAATCCCAAATCTGGCTGGCAGTACGTCTCACGCTATCTCGTGATGCGCGAACTGGGTGAGCCTCTACGCGCGGACGAACACGTCGACCATATCGACTGCGATAAGCTAAACGATCGTATCGATAACTTTCGTGTGATGGTTGCTGAGTCACACGGTCGTCATCATGTATATTTGGCGGAGTTGGCGGGTCGTCGCGGACCTGATGGTCGATTTACAAAGTACGAGGAACCGATCCAACTGGGGTTAGAAAGGTAGGCGTTAAACCATGCCACAGCACAGCACTCAGCTCAATGACTATACGGCGTCGGTCTCCATGGATTATTTCTTCAGTCGTGTCGCCTATCGATGGCGTGCTCCTGTTCCGTTTAGCGTGCATCCGCGATCGGAGAATCAGCTCGCCGAAGGTACATTAGGCGGGCTGATACAGAACCCAGATTCGCCCATCGCACATAAGGCGTTTGTTGATCTTCTTGATAATTATACCACATTCGGGCACCAGGGAAAGGAGTTCGGCACGCCGTCCCATTCGCCTCACTGGTATCGTACGATGTCGGTTGCTCTCAAATGGGCCATCGATCATCGATCAACGCATATTGACGTCTTTGTCGACGTCCTGCGCTGGTGGTGCTTTGATGCATGGGTTCGTGATCAGTATCGTGTTCCATCTGGTCCCCTTCACGATCACATCATCGGCTGGGGTGCGCGATTCAATAACAACGGAGATAACGACGTCCGCAATGTGATTGATGCTCTACTTCGCGGACAGAAGACAACCAAGGGCAAAAAGTTTTTCGACAACGCTGCCGTTTCCGCTGACACGTTCGGTGCGTTGGTGGTTGCTTCTCTTGTTCGTGACCATTCGGACGTCCTCGCGATGATCAAACCCGTCCGCCCCGTGATCTCATTTGACTTGTCCATTACGAAAACTGACGAAGCTTTAACATGTACGTGTAAGAACCCCGACGCGAAAGATCCTCATGTCGTTAACGTCGACTACAAAAGCGGAAAGGTAAGTGTGTCGTGATGACAAAGAATATGTTTCCTGGTGTGATGGGAATGTTAGAAATGGAAGTCGCAATGTCAAGAATGGAAGAGATTTGGCGTTCTAGTGGTCGGACTTTGCTAACAACATTTTTGCCTTCCGATTTTGTCGACCCAGACGATATCAACGAAACGGCGCTCAAAGGCTTTGTCGAGCTTGTTTATGGTGGATGGATGGAGAAACCCGCAATACCATACAATGGGGTTTTTCGCTGTAAGGATAAATTGTTGCAGATTATCCAGCGAGAAATCAATAGTCGTGTGGTGATGTCTTGATCAAAGATCGAACCCTGTCGTATGCCACGGCTGCGATGTCAGCTCTTTTGTCACGAGAGACAGACGTTGTGCTCGACGCGAAGTTAATCGCCAAATTGGCTTGGTCTGTTGCGCTGGCAATGGAAGCGGAAGAACTACGAATCTCCAAAGAGATCAGCAATCACGCAGCACGATGCCCATTCTAGATGTCACATCTTCCCTTCTCTCGTGAGGATTTAACCACCTCAATCCTACCCCATGATCTGCAATGGTTCGTTCGTCGTGCATGGCCCCTTGTCGAGCCCACAAACCCCCTCAAATGGAATTGGCATCTTACCGAGTATTGCCGTGTCCTTCAACAGTGCAAGGAAGGTAAGATAAAACGTCTACTTGTCAACGTACCACCAGGGACAGCAAAGTCTCTATTCTTCTCCGTATTCTTTAACGCCTGGGTTTGGTCTGAAGATCCATCCACCCGCTTTCTCACGTTTTCCTATACCGACGCAAATACAATTCGAGATAACGTACGTTTACGCGATATCGTTCGCTCGTCCTGGTATTCGTCTACTTTCTGGTCCGGTGATGCATCGCATCCGACAGTATCTCTCGCGTCCGATCAATCTGCAAAGATCAGGTTCAATACCACGGCAAAAGGATGGCGTATTGCCTCATCCGTTGGCGGCGTCGGTACTGGTGAGCACCCCAACTACATCATCATTGACGATCCGCTCAAGGCCGAAGATGCACGCTCGCCAACAATGCGTAAAGCATGTCAAGACTGGATGTCTTCGACCGTATCAACACGTCAGGCGTTAGATCCTACAATCATCGTCGTGATGCAGCGACTCCATGAAGACGATCTCACTGGGTTTCTACTGTCGAAAGGTGGATGGGAGCATCTTTGTTTCCCTATGTCCTTTGAAACCGAACGAGTCGACAAGGACGATCCACGCAACATTCCCGATCCTCGCGATCGACGAACTCAAAAGGGTGAGCTGCTCTGGCCTGAGGTATGGACACAAGAGAAGGTTGAACAGGAAGAATTGTTATTAGGGCTTGCTGCTTCGGGACAATTGCAGCAGAGACCTGTGGCAGAAGGAGGAACGTTATTTCAACGCGAATGGTTTGAGATTGTCGATTCGTTGCCTTATGCACCATTCGATCGTGTTAATTATGATAACGACCTAGAACTATGTCGAGGATGGGATATTGCATCAACCGACGAAAATGAAGCAGGCGCTCACAATCGAGATTGGACCGTGGGCGTCAAAATGGGGCGTTCTCGATCGACCGGTATCGTCTACATATTAGACGTCGTACGAGTACGAAAGATACTAGTCGATGATCTGATCAAAACGACAGCGAAACAAGACGGCATACGATGCAAAGTTCGCGAAGGATCAGGCTCCGGAAAAGCAACTATCAAGGCAAGATCAATTTTGCTGGCTGGATATGACTACGAAGCCAGCCCCGAAACCGTAAAAGAAGGGGACAAGGTTAAACGATCGAACCCGTTTCGTTCGTATTGTCAGAACAGGAACGTGAAGATCTTACGTGGACCGTGGAATGATGTATACCTCTCCGTGTTGTGCTCGTTTCCCGTAGGTAAGCACGATGACGATGTAGACGCTAGCTCGAATGCGTTCAATTGTTTAGTAGTGGCGGAAACACCAGTCACATATGAGATTACATGGTAGTTTAGATTTTTCCCCTCTCATTTTTTCTCTTTCTCTCCCCCTCTTGATTTTCTCTCGCCGCTCTGCTACCCTCTCATCTAGGTAGTTCAGGTTTTGCTAGAGAGATTAAGGATTAAAGTTCCATCTTTTGAAATTGTAGACGAAGGAAAAACAGAGAAGTTGTAAGGTTACAAAACAGAAAGCAAACCCTTAGATGTCCGAGCCGATCACAGACGTCGAAGGTCTAACTGCTTCTCTTCATGCCGCCGAGCAGTCGTTTCTTACCTCGGCTCGATCCCTCCTTGTCCAACGTCATGAATTCGCAAGGATGTTTGGTTTCTCGCAGTTTGATGGAAACCGCGACATCTTCAAAGTTCTAGGCTATCCGGAGGCGTTGTCGTACGCCCACTATAAGCAGAGATTTGATCGTGGTGGGATAGCTCGCCGGATTGTCACCGCTGCGCCCGGTGGAATGGGCTGGTCCAAACTCGTTATTACGGAAGATGATAACCCCAAGGCGAAAACCAAATTCGAGATCGCTTGTGAGGAATTCTTTCGCCGTCTTCGTGTTGGTTCCGTTTTCAAACGGGCGGACATTCAGGCAGGAATCGGTGAGTACTCTATCGTCTACATCGGTGTGAAGGAAAAGGGTGCGATCGGCAATCCTAACATTCTCGCACAGGAGATGTCGAGATTGTCTGGGCCTGATGATGTCGCGTATCTCCGCCCACTATCGCAAGAGTACGCAACGATCACGGATTGGGTTGGTGATTCTTCAGGCGATTCCGTCTCCGATCCGCGGTACGGTCTGCCAAAATTCTACGACATTCAATTGTCAGGTGCGCGACGTTCGATAACGGGTGTAGGTGGTCCGGTCAGCAGCAACCGTCTTAAAGTTCACTGGTCTCGCGTGATTCACATTACACATAACCCGCTAGATAACGAGATTTTCAGTGCACCCGAGTTACAGGCGCCATACAACTACCTGATCGATTTGGATAAGCTAGTTGGTGGTGGCTCAGAAGCTACCTACAAAGAAGCAGTGAATCGCAC